TAGTATCAGCATTAACAATTATTTCTTCTTGAAATGTGATTCTAGGAATAGAACCATACTCATTAATAATTGTAACCTTCTTTGCTCTCTGCCATCCTGTAATTTTATCTGCTTTATAATCAGCCATTTTGTTTCTCCTTACGGCATGTCACAACCCATTCTGGCTGCAAAGATTCTTCCATTAGTCCAAATCTCATTAAGAAAATCTCCTGGAACTGTCATGAAAACATTTTTAGTTCCAGCAGAGAATGTTACAATAGTATCTGAGTTAGATGAACCAGTGACTAGAATCCTATCAAACTGATGTGTTCCTAACCATCTTCCCATTCCAACTTCCCATTCTCCAGCTACCTGTTGTTCAATACAATAATAAAATAAGTCTCCAATTACTAACTTACTGGAGAATGTACGAAAGCCAGCAGGAGGACTTCCACTGCATGTGAAAGTCCCTGCTCCTGTTGACGTAGTTGTATCTTTTACTCTTGCATAGAATTTAACAGCCATAAGAAATTACTCTCCAGCAGGAACTACTGTAAGCTGCTCAAGTGTGAACCATGATTCATGGTCTTGTCCATTTTCATCTGCATAAGCCATCAAGTAGATAACTCTACCACTATCAATTTTAAGGTCAGTGATGACACCATCATAAGATGGACGTTCAAATTTAACCTTTGTACCTTTATCAAGAATCTCAGCCATTTTATATTCTCCTTTATTAATTTATATTATTAAGACAATGTTGTTGAATATGATACGTTAAGAGTATCACCAGAAGATACAGCTTTGGATGCACCAAAGTCACCAGCAGAATACAACTTGCCAGATGTACCAGTGTTAACACTACAAATGAAGCAACCAAATACTGTGTTAGTAGCATTGATTGAATAAGAAGTAGCAGATGAAGAAGACAACACACCAGCAGCAGCAGCAGAAGCTACTGTAAGAGCAAGTCTGTTACCAGCATAAGGTGTTACTTCAGTCCAAGAAGCATGTGTTGGAAGTGTATCACCAGCAACAGCAGCACCAGTACTTTTGAGACCAACATACCAAGCAGTCAACTGTGCCTGTGCTCTCAAACCAACATCAAGAAGATAGTTCTTACCCTCAGTTGTTACAAGGTTATCAAAATCCTCAGTCCATTTTACTACACCATCAGCACCAACACATTCAACATGGTACTTACCAATTGCACTCATCTCATTCTCTTTCATACTTTCTCCTTTACCTATCCCACAGGATAGTTTATCTTGTGAATTTAAAGTTTCTAACATATGTATTACCTCTTCTTATTTATATTTATTAAAGCAAGTCTGTCCTAATTACTATCATTGCCCCTGCTGCAAATGCTGCTGCTTCTTCTGCTGGACTAGCTGCTTCAGTTATAATATTACTCTTAGCAAACCCAGTATGACCTGAAGAAGCATAATCTAAATTGGTTAATTGAGCATGATTAGATATAAGGTCTGGAATTAATTTATAGGTTCCATCATTGGCTAGATACTTATTACCAGCACCATTATTTATGAATGTAGACAAAATACTTCCAACACCAGCAGCAAGTTCAGGTGAAAGATGTCTTGCATTGTCTTGCAAATGAAGTGTGAAAGCATCCAGTTCAGTTGGTAATAGGACAGCTCCACTTGCTTTGAAGTCAGCCCACTTGAGAGGAATGAGACCTTCAGACAGTGGTGCTCTGAATGGCTGGACACCCATGATATCTACAGCACAAACATATTCAAGAACATCAACACCTCTTGAAGTACACCAGAGGTCTATTGAAAATTCTCCATGTTCATTTGTAGTTACCACATTAGGAATTGAAACTATCTTCTCTTTGGTGATAGCATCAAAAGTACTAGCTGGTGTAGAACCTTTAGCCAGAGTGAAAGTAATATTAATACCACTTAATAAAACTCCAGCAGCAGTTACAAGAGGTTGCCCTATATTGTTTATGTTTCTTTTAATCATATCTTAGTCCCAGAAAATTGAAACTCATTCCATGTCATAGGCAATCCTTCAGGAAGTGGAGCTTTGAAATTATCTATCTCATCTGAATCTACAACACAAACATATTGTAAAGAATCTATTCCTCTAGTTGTACACCAAAGGTCAACAGTAAATTCTCCATTGTTATCTGTATAAACATAGACAGGAAGAGGAGCAATCATTTCTCCACTGTACTTATCAAATGTCTGATGTGGTTTAGAACCTTGCACCAATGTAAAAGATAGTTTTACATTTTGTAAAAGATATCCTTGAGGTGAGACAAGAGGTTGTCCTATGTTAGTGATTGTTCTAGTTACCATGCTAAACCAAATATTTCTGATATTCTCTCCATCTTAGTTATATTTATAGGTTTGGATTGGAGATATTTTAAAAAATCTTCACCATCTACTATTTTGGAAGTATTAACCATTCTCAAATTAAATTCTTCAGGTGTTAGATTTTCCAAGAACCTTGTAAGCCCTATTGAGATTTTTGATTTATGGTCATCTGAAAGAGCTACCCCTGTTTTTCTTTCCTTCATTTTACGTTTGTTACTTTCTTTTTTCATAGGATTATTAATTTTATTTAATTCTGTAAAAAATATGGAGGTTCTTTCTTTATGCTTAGTAGAATACAGATACCCAATCTTATGTTCTTTGTTGAAGGATTGCTTCTGTTTTACTTTTTCTCTGGATTCTTTTTTTGAAAAATTATGATTAGTATTTGTTTTTTGATAATTACTTGTAGCTATAGATATTTTCTTAATGCCACAATCTTTATTGGAACAAATATCTTTTTGTACATTACCAATGAATTTTTTTCTATTAACACCACATATACAACATACTTCTAATGGATGGGTAGCATAGAAATAATCTTCATATGTAAAAAAATCATGAGCTAATTTTAAGTGTTTGATAAAAGCCCCATTTGTTTTTTCATAATCCATATTACATAATAAGCATAGTTCTTTCATAAAATACCTTTTAAATCTTTTTCTGTTAGTATCATGAATTGTATTTTTTTATTCTTTGTGTTTTGTTCATTCAAACAAAATAACTTAGCAGCAGTCCACTTATTTTGGTTTTTTATATATGTATGTACTCTTTCTATATATGCTTTAGTTTTCTTAGCAGGAGTGGAAGGAGGACTACACTCAACAAGAGGTTTTATTTCTACAATATATTCTTGTATATTGCCATCTTTACTTTTACTCTTAACCCAAAAATCAGGAAAGTATCTATGTACTTTTCCATCTACATCATATTTATAAGGTATAAAAAAGTCTTCACTAGTCCATTCAATAATATCTTCTCTTACATCTAAAAATTTTGTGATGAAAGATATTTCCCAAGATGACCTACAACAAACAGTTTTATTTTCTGCAATCATCTTTTGTTTGTTTTTAAGATGAGGGTATATATTTTGTATTTGGTAATAGTTTCTAGCCATTAGTTATTTCCTTATCATCTAATACTATTAAAAGCAGTATAGGTCTAGTCATCACAATGACAGATTATTTTATCACACAATTAAAAATTTGTCAAATAAATTATTCAAACACAAAGAAATTATATTTCATTCCTAATGTTATTGATAAGTTATTTCCATCTGCTGAAATAGTTTGGAGCTGTAAATCAGAAACAGATTCAATCCACATATCATAGAAGTGAAGTTTGTGTTGAATGTTATTTTTGTTTGTCAAGAGATAGAGATAACCATCAAAGACTTCTTCCCTAACACAAAGTTTATTGGTGAGTGGGTCATGTGCCATCACAAGGTAGTCATAGATTTCTTTATATACTTTCAGGTCTTCATCACAGTTAACAGTAAGGGTTATATCATTGAATGTGATACTACCCCCTGGTCTCTTATCCATCATACTTTGATAAGGAACTTCAATAGTTCCAATATTAAATCCTGGTAATGGAGCTTCTACATTCATGAACTCTATCATCCTCTGGTCACGAAGCTGGATGACAAAGTTACTGACTTTAAATAAATCATGTATTGCCATAGTTAATCCTTTAGTGTAGCTAAGATTTCTTTCATTTTTTTACTACCAAGAGGTTTGACTTGGAACTCAACCATGTTATCTATACATCTAAAAGGAACATCATTATCATACATAGCAGAGTAAAGAATCATTTTACTCTTGACTCCCAACCCTCTTAGTGTATTAATAACCTGAAGACCATCCATATCAAACATCATATAGTCACAGATAACCAAGTCAGGTAACAATAGAGGAACTATTTTCACAGCTTCAACTGGGTTTCTGAAACAGATACATCTTTCCCCAAGTTCTTCTATGAGGTATTTCATAAACTCCAGAGTGGAAGAGGAGTCATCAATTACTACTATTAGCTTGTTCATAAGCATCCCTTGCTTCTATTTTTTCTGGGTGTACACAATCATCACATATTTCCCAAGGTGGTCTTCTTCTTTCTTTGGGTTCTCCAATTCTTAAAACATATGCATTAGTAAAATGTAAGATTAAAAGTGGAAGAGACCATAGAGCCATAGCATGATATATGGTAGCAAGTTCTGCTGGTTCATATTTATTATAGAATCCTATTGCTCTACACACATGTTCAATTAATGTTATTGTCCAGAAGGCTGAAAGGAAACAGAAGTATTTTTTATATTGTTTAATAGCAACCATAATAATATAAAGAGCAATCACTGATACTATTGCATGGTTCTCCCAATCAGCATCCACATTCATATAAGGGGAAAGTGTTGGTAAGTGAGTAAGGAAATAAGATTTCCATGATATAGTTGAGTAAATAAAGAATGCTGTAATACTTACAGGTATCCATACTAAAACTTTTTTAAGTATCCCTGGGTAATAATTATAAGTGTTAAGAGAATAATAAGCCATGCATCCGAAGAACAACAAGTAAAAGAAATGTTCTAGAGGTGGAAAGAGAAAGTGTAGCATCCAATCATCATATAAATTTATCTGCCATCCCCATTCAAACCCCATCATTAAACAATATCTAATCAGAAGAAAGATAGCACCAACAAAAGCTACTAAGTGTTTTCTATCTAGAGTGAGCTTGGCTCTTAGTTGTAGTATTACTAATAGGAAAAGAGAGAAGAAGATACCAATAGAAAATCTAATCCCAAAGTTTCCATTATCAGGATTACCATTTGTGGTTGAAAAGATATTCCAAAGACCACAAACTAAGGTTCCAATGAAGCTATTGCATTCACCATGAACCATGTGATGAATGGTATCAATAAATGAGTTGAACATTATTTAACAGCTCCTTCAAGGATAACATTGATATTCTTTTGTTCCCAAAAAGGAATTCTAAGTAAGGTGTATCCATTGTCAACAGCATAGTCTGATTTTATTTTATCCTTCTCTTTTATCAAAAGAAACTCCTCTACACTTTGAATTGCTTTTTTAAAACGTGTAGGTCGGAAATGTTGTTCCCCATCATATTCTATTAATATGGTTGTGTGGGTCTGTTGAAATACTCCATGAATTTTACAACCTATATCAACTTTAGTATGCATACCATTATACTCAACATAAGAATAATCAAATGTAGTAGAATGTATGGATAAAAACTTATTAACGACATCTATTTTAGAAAGTTTAGGTGGCATTACTTTATGCTTCCTGACTTGACGAACCAAATAAACACAGACATAACTATAGTGGCTACATTTGTGATAAAGGAAACCACTAAGAGTAATGTTAAGTTTCTTTTGTTCTCATCAGCTTTCTGAAGATTGGTAAGCAAAGGAATCCACTTACTCAATTCAAGATTAATTGAGATTAACTGTCTTTCAAATTCTTCTATCTTACCATGAATTCTTTCTTCCACTCTGTCTAGAGAATCTTTCCCTCTATCTTCAGCTTCTTTAATTCGTTCTCTGGCATCGGCAAGAAGTGCTCTCATAGAGCCTATGTCTGTGAACTCATCTGGTGGCATGTGGTGTCCTTTATATATTAAATATTATTATCAATTATTAAATGGTTATGGTTTTAGAATCAAATCCATCCACTTCAAAATATGAGTATGAGAAAGTTATAACCAAGTTCTCAATAGAATCTGTAGTATCATAATCTAGTTCAATAGCATCCATCTGTTTAGGATGACACTCAAACAATTTATAAGACCTAACAAAATCCCCACTACCATTTAACTGTTGAACAACTATAGTTTTTTTACAAGCTGCTGGAAGATTTTTAATACTAGTCTTCATCTCATGTTGAAGTTCAATAAGTCTTTCAAAATAATCCTTGACTTCACAGTTGATATCATTTAAAAATGTGATAGAGAAATCATCAAAGGTTGGGTCTGCTGGTATTTTATACTTCATACCCTGCCAGTTAAGTTCTACTTCTCCCATTGTTCTAGCAGGAAGAGAGCAAGACTTAACAAAGTATCCCCACTCATCTTTCCATGATGAGTCATCTAGATAAACAAAGAATCTGTTTGGTCTGCATATATCAATAAGGTTGCCCTTAAATTCTTCTAAACTAATCCCTGGCATAGATGAAACTCCATTGGTTTATTAGTATTTATAAAAACAAAAAGCACTATAATAAACATAGTGCTTTTTGAATTTATTTGTTATTCAATTTTACTTAGAGTGCATTGGCATACCAGTAGTCAATACCAAAGGTGATGCTCAATTCTTCTAAGGTGTCTGTAGACTCATGAGAGAGTTCTATGGAGTCCATTTGTTTTGGGTAAGCACCAACAAGGGTGTAACTAGCAATGACTTCACCAGTACGACCAAGCTGCTCTACAAGGATTTCTGCTTTGTATTCAGCAGGAGCAGTTCTGAAGTTAGTTCCTTCAGTCTCAACAAGAACAATCCCTTCCATCCAAAACTCAAAGTACTCTTTGGTTTTGAAGTCATAGTCAATGTGAGTTGTCATGGTGACATCATCATAAGTAGCATCACCAGCAATCTTAGTCTGAAGACCCTGATAGTTTACTACAATCTCACCAATGGTTCTAGCAGGAAGTGAGAAGGTCTTAACAAAGAAAGACATAGGATTGTCAATCCATGAAGCTCCCTGATTTCCTTGGTTGCCAGAAATAGATACAGCAAATCTATTTGGTCTTGCTCCATCCTTCAACTGTCCTTTGAAGGTTTCTAGTTTAACATCAATAGCCATTTTGTTTCTCCTTTATATGTGAAAATAATATGATTTAGTTATAACCCATACTTCTATTTATAAGTTGGTGTCTAGTATGTATTTATAGTTGTCTTCTGTTTTAGAAATCTTCCTTACAAAAACATTGGTATTTAAATAAGAAGGATGTCTTCCATCTGCTGGGGAACTTATCTCACATGGGTATTCATAGTCAGCAGCTATGACTTCAACTCCTTGCCCTTCAAAACATCCTGATAAAGCTTCAGTTGTAAATCTAAAATAATCATAAGGGTAAGCATGAAGAGGAAAGGTAAAATGTGTCTGTACAAATAACAATCCCCCAAGCTTTAAAACTTTTAATATTTCATGAGCTGCAAGATGAGGATACTTAAAATGCTCAAAGGTAGAACATGAAACAATAATATCATAAGACTCAGGAGCAAATGATTTAGAAAGTTTATGAACATCAGCAACAAAATCTACATCTTCACCAGCTTCTATATCAGTGCCTTGATGTGAAGCTGCATGAGGGAACCATTCTTTATGCATAGTACTTCTACTTTCAAGAGACCTCTTAGTTCCAAGTTCTAATACTTTGGGGGAAGAAATGCTTTTGGATTTATCTAAGAATTGTAGAAGGGTACTTGGTGTTGCTCCATCAAAATATTGCATCATGCTCATTTTAATACCTCTTTCGTTTATTAGTATTTATATAAAAAGAGAGGGTGAAATTTCTTTCACCCTCTCACTATATAACATCACATTCTTTATATCAGAGACTTACCCAAGCTTCTCTGAGAAACCAACATCACCTGTCTTCATGATGTTCACTCTAACTTCAATGAACTCAGCAACCTTAGTAGGCTGAACAAAGATGTCAATCACCAATCCATTCTGGTCAATAACAGCAGGAGGATTGTTTGCAGCATCACACTGTACCCCATAAGAATACAATCCTCTTCTTGCTTTCACAGTACGAAGGAAAGGTTCAATCATACCAACAATTCTATTTCTAGTGAAGGAGTCATTGAATTCAAAGATAGAGTACTTAACAGCAGATGCAATAGCTTTCTCAATAACAATAAGAAGTCTACGGACATTGATTCTGTCAAGAGCAGAAGGTTTAGCTGTAGCTGTCTTCTGACCAAAGATGATACCTGCACCCTCACCAGCAATAGTGATGATAGGATTGATTGCATTTACATACAAGTCATCTCTGTTCTGCTTGTTAGCATTGAAGGCAAGTTTAATAACATTCTTAATCTTACCTCTGTCCATACCAGCAGGTGCCCACCAAGGGTCACGATTCTTATCAGTCTGAGCATAGATACCAGCAACATCACCAGCAACACAAATCCATCTGTTGACATCATTGAACTTGTCATACTGATATTTCATGTTACCATAAAGAGCTGAGTAAGTTCCATTGGTAGTAAAAATCTTACTATCAGAAGGAGTCTGTGTACCAAATGCCTGAAGAAGATAATCAGTAGCAGCAGTTGGACCCTGACCTACAAGAGCAGCATATTCAAAAGGAGCAATAATAGCAATACAGTCTTTACGACTCTCAGCAATCTCAGATGCACCATTGATGTCGAGCTTATTGGCAACAAGGATATTAACATCAAAGATTTCTGCATCAGCAAATACAGCAAAAGCATTCTGACAATCTGCTTTAGTGTAGTTGGTTGCATCATACTTAACACCAGTAGTATCTAAAGGATACACAGTTTCATAAGCAGTTGTAGAACCAAGAGTAGAAACAAACTTAGCAATACCAGAAGTGGCAGTCTCAGCTTTGTTCAAGGTCTCATCTGTACCAACTCTTGCAAATACATACTTGGAACCATAGAAGAAAACTTCATTAGCATAAAGGTTACGACCCTGTGTATCTCTTGCAGTAGGATTGTAAGAAGCTAATTTAGTTTCAGCAACAGCAAATTTACCAGCAGCATTCTTAACAAGAACAACAGTGACAAATTCATCAGCTACCCAGTTAGGCTCATAGTCAAGGAAGTTAGAGAAGTTAGGAAGAGACTCAACTGTTACAACAACATTCTTCTCAGTAGAACCAGAAGCATCAACAGCATTGACTTTCACTTTACGAATCATTGAATCATCATAAATGGTAGACAACATGTTAATACCTTTTAATCCAACAAGGTTAACATTAACATCATCAAGAACTGGCTGAGTTGAACCAGTTGTTTTGAATGGGTGGATAAGAGGAATGTCAAGAGTGATAACATTGTTAAGAGCATCTACACCAACAATCTGATAACTATCAGCAGCAACACCTGTCTCAGAAGGGAATGCATCAGAAACAAGACCATTGTATTCTGAACCACTCTTAGTGAACTTCAATACAGCACCAACTGGAAAGTTGAAACCTGCATCTACTTTAATAGTAACAGAACCAGCAGGGATGAAATAGTCACCAGTTGCAGCAGGAGTACCATAATAATCTGAGGAGATAGCAGCTTTGAAGTAGTCAGTGTTAGAATAAAGAACACCAACACCAACAGTCACACCAGTATTAGCAGAAGCACCACCTGGTACAAAAGCAAACTTAACATCATAGTCAACACCATTAGTATTAACATCAATAGAAGTTACATAGAAAGCATTAGCACCAAGAGTAAGGATAGAAAACTTCTGGAGAGTGAAAGTTTTAGTACCATCAAACACAAGACCAGTAGTAGAAACATTACCAGAAGTTAATCCAGTTTTAACTGTACCAACATACAATGCAAGTTGTTCAGCTTTAACAGCAGTATCAACAACTACCTTAGCATCATATACATTTTTAACTGTAACAACTTTAGGAGTGATATCATTTGTTAAGAACTGTGAACCAGCAGCAAGTGTTCCACCAAGAGCAAGATTGATAGTAGTAGAAGCAGTAGAAGACAACCCACCAAAGTTACCAATGGTTGCAATGTTTGTTGCATCAGAAGGAATGATACCAACAAATTCATTTGCTATTGGAGCTTTCCAGTAAGTAGAAGAAGAACATACAGCCACTCCAACTTTCTGAGTAGAAGTTATAAATCTATTATAGAAGTATAACCTTGAAGATTGAAAGTTGTTGTCATTCTGTAAAGTGAGTTCTGCTTTTTCTGTGTTGTACAAATCAGCAAGAGCAGTTGATTCAGCAGTGCTTCCTGACAATTTAATACCAGCATTTTTTACAGTGGTGTTCATTGGACGTGATACATAAAGACTTGCTGAGTACTGTAGGAAGTTCCATGCTTGGAACCAATCCTGATAGTTTGCAGCAGTGGGTTTGCCAAACCAGTTAATTAGGTCAGACTCATTGGTGATTGGTGTGATACGATTACAAGGACCTGTATCAGAACAAACAACCATTCCTGTCTTGCTACTAGGTAGGTTAGCAATATACTGTGAATTATCAAACTCTTTCACAGCTACACTAGGTGATAGACTAAATGCCATGTTGTGTTTCTCCTTTGTTAAATTAATTTGTTGCCTCACTTCTATTTATAAAAAAGTATTAAAAAAACCAAACATATAAATAAAGGGTTGACTTTTGAGAGGAGCTGTGGTATAAACAATTATAGATTAAAAGAGGAGCATTGAAATGAACAACCAAGAATGGTATTCCAATGCATTAGAAGTTCTTGGCCCTTTACGTTGGCATCTCAATGAACTTGTAGAAGCAATGGAAAGTTATAATAGATTTGCTGAAAGAATGAATTATCCTTTGTTACCGAAGAACAAAATAGAAGAAGCCAAAGAAGCAAATAATAAAGCTGATGAATTCTTTACACGTTAAAGGAAATAAGATAATGAAAGATACCACAATAGATATGCTTGACATTTTGAAGAAAGAAGGGTATAGTATACAAGACATAAACAAGTTCTTGCTAACTAAACCCATCAAGGAATTGAGAGACCAGTTTGCTATGGCTGCACTCACAGGTCTCATATCTTCCAAAGGTAGTACCACAGCATGTGTTGGGTTAGCTTTTCAATTTGCAGATGCAATGCTAATACAAAGGGTGAACAAAACTAATGAGTAAATCAAATAACACAAATAACACAAGTAGCTCTTTCCTCAACCCAATTCTTTGTGTGCTGCATACCAAAGGTTTGATAAACTAATGGTGAGTGTGAGAGCCTTTAGTGTTATAGGATTACATATTAAAACTAAACCAGTGGGATTCATCAAGTGGTATTGGATGAAACTAACTGGAGAAGTATTATCCTCAGTATACTTTGACACAAGGAAAAACTAATGAGATGGGAAACTAATAAGAAAAGTATTCTTCCTAGAGAAGGAGAAACAAGAGTAGTATCTGGTTTCTTGTTTCTCCCTAAAGTAGTTAACCACCAATGGAGATGGTTAGAAGAAGCTACATGATATGAACAGTATACCTATGTTGAATCAGCATGGAACAAATGGTTGTTTATGTCTCCACCATTAAGACAAGATGGTTGTAAATGGAAAATATATGGTTGGGCAGATTGGGCTAATTGATTATCTATTAGTTAACCATCTCCAATCACAAGCATCCTCTACATCTAGTTCTTCATCAAAGTCAATCACTCCACCTACAAGGACATAGGATTCTTCTATGTCCTCTTCTATTTTCTTGAAGGTATTCTTAGTGAAGTCTAAGTCATTGATGAAGTCCATTGAGGTTTTATCATTCATGAAGTAGAGACAAACTATGAGGCTCATGACAGCATCATCCAGATAGCCTGAATCTGCTGCATACGAGGTTCTTTTCTTAACGAAGGTAGAGCATTGGGAAATGGTTGTGAAGTCATTCAGAATCAAATGCTGCCCTTCTACGAGCATCTTTAGATTGGAGCAACCAAGTCTCTTAGTCTTCTTGGTTGTCTTGATTCCGGGGAGCTTCTTTTCAGAGTAAACATTCTCATACTCAAACTCTGAGACTATAGTATTAGCAATCTCCAATCCTGTAGAGTTAGCCTCAATGAACATGGTAGCATTGTTATAATAGATTCCCATCTGAACTGCTATCTCTGGTATTTCAAAGTAAGTGATTCCTTCTCTGATATTACAGGAGGCAACTTGAATGAATGGAACAGATGTCACATCTAGTACCTGAAGAGAGATAGAATCCCCTACAGAGTCTTCCATCATCTCAGAGGAGTCTAGCCCTAGAGCATAGATATGATTCTCTTGTGGAGTGTGGTAGACCTTAATGAAGTGTTTGTACTTATCATCAATAGGAACAGTCATCTCCAGTGGAGTCTTGTCAGTCAGAGCATTGAGATGTTCAGAACCAATTAATGTGAGAGAGGAACCAAGGAAGTCATTACCATACTCACAAGCAAATTCTCTTTCAGATGTGTTAGCAATTGTTTCAGCTTTCCATGCTGCATCTCTCTTAGGAACTTCCCACCAATCAACTCTATGAGGTGTGAATTTATTTCCTTTACCAGCAACTCCTTCAACACCCTTCAATGCTTCAGTCCAGAATTTATAAAACTGATTCAATCCATTAGGTGTAGATACAATTATAATTTTAGAATCTGTTGATGAAGAAATTGTAGGATAGACAGATGAATAGAATTTGCTCCACTGTTTGTTAGGAACAAATGCCATCTCATCAAGGATTAGAACATTGACAGACTTAGAACGAATGGCAGAAGATGATGTAGCAGATGCAATGATAGAACAACCATTCTCCAGCTCAATAGTTTTCTCATTCCATTTCTTAACACCTTGCTGGAGATACTTAGGTAATAATTCATATGCTAATTTAATCTTAGATAGAATTCCAACAGCAGTTTCTAATTTGTTAGCAAGGATAGCAATCTTCTTTGACTCATTAAATAGAATATAATGTAGACAGAAGATTTCATATGAGGTAGACTTACCACATTGTCTGGATGCCAGAACAATATTGAATCTGTTATCTATGAAAGAGTTAATTAATTTATCTTGATATTGTCTTGTCTTAACTTTGATAACACCTTCATCAAGAGAAGTGATATGGTAGAATGATTCAGCAAAGTATTTCCAATCATCCTTACACTTCATGATATCTTCAACATGAGCTTGAGTGTATGGGAGTTTTACTTTAGCTG